TTATACCAACCTTTCATAACCACGTTGTTAAACACGATAGCAAACGACTTCAACTGAGCCAATAACTTAAACCTTTCATCAGCCATCCATGCAGGTTTCTGTACCATACGAGGTCTCATCACAGTGTCTTCTACTATGTTAAGCACACCCATCTTAAACTGATTATTATAGTAGCTATCTTTCTTACCACCACGTAGATGCCAGTTGTAAGCTTCGTTGACATTAAGACCTGCCTGTGCAAACTTATCGCTGATACGCAGTTGCTCTTTCATGTTACCAGTGTTTGTAGCTTCAGTGTATAACTCAAGGTCTGCCCTGAACGCTTGCTCACCTAAGATAGCCGCTGTCATACGTAATGCTTCTGTCCACTGAGGTGTACCTGTCATATTGTAGAAGAAGTTCTCAAAGTTACTAATTCTCCCACCAATCTCATTGTCACCCATACGTGCAGATGCAGTGTTCTTTAACTCATAAAGACTGATACCTAAATCACCTATGATATCTTGCTCAATAAGGTTTGAAGCCTCTTGCATTGACAAGCCACGACCGTGTTTAAACTGTTGCTTAACAATCTTAGCACTAATCTTACCTGCTAATGCAATAGCCTTACCTGTTTGTCCTGTTCTAGAGCCTACAACGAACACCTCAGCCAAAGAAGGAAGAAGTGAGAGGGGTAGTAGCGTTGCAGATAAACCCGCTCTAATCGCATTCTGAGCCGTTCTAAGACCATCCCCTTTAGAGGTGTCTAAGTTACGCTTAGGGATACGCTGAGATAGATTCATTGCATCAGCCATCTCTCTCAATGCGGCTTCAGCATCAAACCTCTTACCTTGATTCTGAGCATCTTCAATTACTTCATAAAGCTCTTTGTAAAACAACTCACCCTCTGAGCCAAATGTCTTAGCATGTCCTAGTCTTTCTGACATCATATCATAGTAAGAGAATACAGCTTCTTGAACGCTAGTCTTAGGGTCAAGCCAGTTGCTCCAGAAGTCCTGAGGTAACTCAGCCAACATACGATGTGTTTCAACAGCGTTCTGCTTGTTTACTTTAGCACCTGACGTAAGCCCACCTCTACCTACTCTGCCTTCCATACCTTTAGCAACAATCTTCATTGCCTTCTCGTAGGCTTTCTTCTTAGACAGTCCTTCTTTCTCTTGTATCTCTTTAGCCTTAGCATCTACATCTGTCTTAAATGTATTAGCCACCTTGATATCAGTCTCATTACCAAAGTGTTCAAAGCCTTGCTCTTCAATTCTACCTACGTAAGCTTCGATCTTGTCTCTAGTAAGGTCTAATCCTTTAGCTTCAGCTACCGCTACAGCTTCGTTAATAAACTCTGTACGATTAGTCTTTATCTTCTTGTAGTCTAGTCTGCCTAGTAGTGGGAAGTAAGAACCACCTTCAAACAAAGTAGCATCGATGCCTAGAGTCTTTAAGTCATTCTTAATTGTCAAGTCTAAGAACGTAGCCAACTGATTAGATGCTTTCTTCTGCTGTTCGTTTAGATTAGCATACGCTTCATTCTTTAAATCCTTAGCCTCTTTACTATCTTCTGGCATGACACGATGATCATGTACAGCTTGAGCTTCATCCTTGCTCAACTCCATGAAGTCTCTAACGCCTTTGTTGTACGTGGTCTTGTATTGCATAGCGTTAAAGTGTACAGGCACTACGCCTATTCTACGACCAAAGTCACCAGTAGTCTGGTTAAACTTAGCCGCTAACGCTCTAGCTTTAGGTGTGTTTATTCTTCCTACAAACTGTGCAGGTTTATCACCAAGTACAGGAGCTAATAGTCTGTTGTATAAGTGTGCAAGCTTTGTTTCAGTTACTGGAATCTTTTCATAATTCTTATCCCAACCACCTTTATCTTTATTCCACTCTAGAATACCCTCATCAATCTGCTTTGCCATAGAAAGGTCAGCATTCTTTCTAGCCTTATTCATAACACTACTACCTACCCCAAAAGGTAAGCCTAAGATACCACCAATAAGACCCTCAACAGCAGACTCTTTCATAGCCTCCTCGATGTCAAGCTCGTCCCAGTAGTTTGTAGCATTACTTGCTTTAAGAGTTGTAGTGAAATCCTGAATAGCTTCAGTAGCGGCAGAAGAAGCCACAGCAGTACCAACGATTCTTCCTGTTGAGACTCCCTGACCTACGCTGTCACGTAAGTAGTTAGACCATTCTTTCTTACCACCTGCATTCAACGCTTTCTTAACTTCAGGTGTAATCTGCTTCAAAGCAGGAGACATAGCCTTGATAAACTTAGAGGCGGCAAAGGGTTCTAACGCACCTAGCGCAAGACCAGTACCAACGTCAGCTAGAGAAGCATTGTAAGCTTCGTCCATATCCTCTGCTTTAAGACCAATGTCACCAATGTTCATCAACCCAGAGGTAAGCCCACCTGCAACTAATGCACCTGCTGTACCTGATGCACCTACTAGAGGAGCTACAGGGGCGGCTAGTAACGAGGGTAAACCTACGCCAACTGTACCTACACCTCTAGCAACCTGATCTAGTAAACCTCTGAAAGAAAACTCACCATCTTCATATAGCGGATGAGCAGTAACACTCTCCACATCACGCATGTTCTCGTTCTTGCCATCGACCATAGCCTGACCGAAAGCACTATCTGCAAAACCAAACGATTCAGCCAACGACTGACCGCCACGGTATAATAGAGCCTGTCCTAAATCGACACCTGCTCCTACTTGATCACCTAATCCATCAGGTCTGCGTTCTACGCTCTGATTAAATTGTGCATCAGACATATCCCACAGAGCATCAAAGTCTATGGTTTCTGACATTATAGTTTTCCTTGTGATATATCTGCTAGTACTGATCTTATCTTGGTACGGTCAACATCAGGCTTACCTACGTCATACCATGAGGTAGTATTATCTATTAAAGAATCAAGAAGATTAGATTTCGTGTTAGAATCATAGTTAACAAAAGCACCTTCTGTTTCAGCGAATATAGTAGAGGCAATACCTTTTGATTCATCAGACGGCACACCCTTACCTTCAAGACTAGCCGCTAGGTCACTTATCTTAGAGGTATAATTCTTAAACCTGTTGTCTACGTTCTGAAGCTTCAACACCTCAAGAGCCATAAGCTTATCTTTGTATGCCTTATCTTGCTCTGCTTTACTGCTTGCTTTCTTAGCTCCAAGACCTGCCTGTAGTGCAACACCTAAGTTTTCAAAAGTACCACGACCACTACCTGCATTAGCTAACATAGCCGCACCCATAGCCATCAAGTCTACTCTGCTTTCAAGAGCATCAAACCAGTTCTTGTCTCTCTCACCTGTGCCACCTTCAGCATCAATCTCAGCAGTAGACATACTTTTATCTACAATAGGAGGAGTAGAAACAACAGCTTCATCACCATCTAAACCATAAGGGTCTTCGTCTTCAGGAGTAGGAGGAACGCTGACAATCCCTTCTCCATATCTACCAAAAGAACCTTCCTCTACTCCAGTGACTTCATTACCCATAAAGCCTTGAGCCGCCTGTACGAGAGGATTAGCAACAGCTTCAGCACCTCCGATTACACGATTACCTATTTCTTTAGCTCCGCCAACTACTTCGTTTACGATACCACCACCGCCTTGTCTTACGTCTTCACCAAACTTTGCAGGGTCGATCCAATTAGGTGTTTGCATATCTTGAAAGAACTTGATAGTATTACCAACAGCCTCTGGCATACTAGGATTAGCAGTGTCAGGGTTACTTTGTATCTGCGCTCTAAGCATATCAGCAGTTGGAGGTAAAGATGCATTAGCTACGTTACCTACACCTCTACCTAATAATGCAAAAGGACTATTAGACTGCTGAAGAGTCTGTCTCATAGCTTCTCGTTGAGGATCACCAGAGACTCTAGCTTGGAAGTCTCTGTATGCTTGCATGATATCACTCATATTATCTTACTCCAGTATTCAGTAGCTGAGGTTGCTGTTGTTGTTGCTGTTGCATTGCCGCAAGCTGTTTATCTATATATGATTGTAGAAGATCAGCTTCACGATTACGTCTAGGAAGTAGCTCTTCATTTGTCCATTCGTCAGGGTCACGTAACATAGAGATACCTTTAGTCATGTCACCTTTCATGATCTCACGCATACTGTTAAAACCTAAAGCACTGTTACCATAGTTATGTACTAGCGAGACACCTACAGCTAACTGCTCTGGAGATAAGTCAATACCCTTAAACTTCTCTTTAACACTGTTCGCTGTCTTGTCGATGTGTGATCTAGTAATACCCATTGCAACGTCTGAGGGTACATTGAAGTGACCTAGCTCTCCCTCAACAGCTAAAGCATCTTCACCCTGCTTACCTACGTAAGGTAGTAAAGACTCTTGCACATTACTAGGTAGCCCTAACTTCATAAAGCTTTTCAAATCCATCTGACCAATATCGATGCCGCCACCAAATGTTAAACCAGACTTGCCAATAGCTTTACCATCTCTCTTTGGAATGTATGTTCTAGCCTCAGAGCCTTCCATAGGAAAGCCCTCCTCTTGTATTATAAACTGATATAAAGCATCGTTATTAGTCATTATTTATTCCTTTAGGTAATGCCCACTGACTTAGTTATAGGAGCTACTACACTTGCCGCACCTCCGCCCATACCCAGCGCCTTACCTAATAAGTTACCGCCTACAGAGCCACCTAACGCACCTCCCATAGGCATTCCTGCTAATGTCAAGCCTATACCGAGTAATGAACTAAACGGATCAGACTCAGGGGCTGTCTCTACAGTAGTTGAGGATGACTCACCAGATTTATATTGCTCTGTAGCTAAGGGATTTGAACCTAAGAAGTCATAGAACTGTGAAAGGTTAGCCATCTCAGCCATACGTGGAGCATCGAACTGCTGTATCTGATCCATCAACTCTGCTTGACCTCTTGCCGTTCTGTCCTGACCTATAGCAGACATGAGACCACCACCTCTTTCAAGCTGACTAGCAAAGGCAGGAAGCTGACCTAACGCTCCCATTGCTGTTTGATATCCTAAGCCTCTATCCTGTAATCCTAGCCCTATGTCTGCTTGCGATAGTTGTCTATCTCTCTGCGCCAACTGACGTTGCTTTAAGTCTAGATTCTGCTGTGCTAGTGCCGCATCTGATATTGACTTTTGCGTAGCTCTGTTAATCTCACCGCCGAGTAAACCTAAGCCTTCACCAGTTTCACTGCCACCATACTGCCCTGCCGCTGTACCTTTCTGGAACAACGGAACAGAACCTCTTTGGAATGCAACATTAGACTCATCTAAGATACTTGATAGTTGGTCTTGGAATGTCTGGTTAGAAGATAAGTCAGCCGCACCGCCTTCAAAGGCTCTAGAAGTATCATAATCCTGCGACATACCTGCCGCGCCTAATAAGTTACCAAGACCTTCCTGACCCATGCCAGTCAAACCTGACACAGCACCATCTTCACCATATAAGTCAAGTATAGATTGCTCACCCTGACCTACCATAGCATCTTGGTCTGCTAGTCTAGTACCTTGATAGATACCTGTAGTGCCTTGATTATATAGATTGTACGCATCCATCAAGCCACCGATAGACATACCACGTAGCTCTTCTCCTATCTGTACCTGTTGACTTGAAGTAGTGTTCTCTTCAGTTGTAGTTTGACCGCCACCTTTACTCATTTAAAACTCCTTAACCATATATATTATGTCGGAAGAATAATCTGGAATTAGTTTAGTCCAACCTTTTCTTCCAAATATTTCAACACCATCTAGTCCTTTTTCTTTTGCCCAATCTTCAACAGTTTCCATATAAAGATCGACCCATTCTGTAATATCTTTACCACCACATAGATGTATCAATAACCTTTCTTTAACAGGGTATGAAACATGCTTAGTAACTACAGCCCCTAGTATTTCTTCGTCTCTGTAGATCAACCATAACTGGCTATGTCCTTTCTGTATACTTTCTAACACTGTCTTCAAAGTAACTTCAGGAGCTTTGTCAATTACTTTAAGAAGATAGTCAATGATTACGTTCAGGTTCTTTTCTATTTCTGCAACGTCTTTTACTAAGCTTACTTTATACATCTAAGTACCTTTTAGCTCTTCTACTTCTGCTTTAAGTTC